AGGCGCATCCTTTGGGCTTTTCTTAGCTCTCTTGGAGATGAGGAATTCTTCAGGCGGCACATTCTCAACAACCACATGGCCTGATTTCTTCTTTTTCTGGACTGTGACGCTGTTTGATGAATACATCACAGGCTGACCCATCGGGTCAAGGACAGGATTGCCAGCAGGGTCAAGAACTGGATTCTCTACCACTTCCTTTTCGACCACTTCCATAGTCTCATCAGAAAGCAACATCGCTAACTCGTCATCAGACAAGTCACGATATTTCTCTTTGGTCACATCTTCTTTATCTTCCCAATAGGCTTTAACCACGCCAACCTTTTGTAAGAGAGCGTCTTTAAACCAATCGTGCATGATGATGAGGCCAGCGTTATCACGCATGAACACCCAATTACAGTATTCAGTCGCTTGCTTGGCTCCAGCTTCATCTTGTGGGCCACGAGGGTCGAAACGAACCACCTCATCGCTTGACGAGAAGATTCGGACTCACGAGGGTCGAAACGAACCACCTCATCGCTTGACGAGAAGATTCGGACTAATGGGGGAAGCGCACCATCTACGGCTTCAGCCACTTCGCCAGTAACGATTGAGGATTTACCTTGTATCTCGTTACCTAATGGTTGACGCAGATAAAAAGAAAGCGCATCAGTTCTTTGTTGAGTCGTTTCTGTTTCCAAAAATCCAATAGCATTATCTATTTCAGATTCAATAATAGATTTTAAGAAAGAACCATCTTTTACAGGTGTTGTAGCCATTCGTTTCGCTCCGTATACATCATCCTATTAGCCTTGCTTACATTTAAGGCTTCAGGAATTACTTGTATGTTGTCAGCACTATGAAACCCGCTGGCTATCTTAGCTTGTAACGGAATCATGTGGTCTATGTGCCATTTTAATCCAGTTATTGATTCTCTAAGTCGTGCAAGCCTATAAGCCTCGTGCATCACAAAGGCATCAAGCTCACCATACCAAGCTGGAGTGGCGTTAATTTTTGTTGCCCTTCGTTTATGAAAAGAAGCAAGCAATTTGTGTTTGTTAGCAGCCTTCCATTTTTTTATGTTTTCGGCTGCTTTTTCTTTGTTTCTTAAAGACCAAGCATCTTTGTATGCTTTCATCTTTTCAGGATTTGCATCACGCCAATCTTGGTTTTTTTGCCTATTTGAAACAGCCCAATCTCTTTTGAGAAGTTTTGTAAAAGTCAAACAAGCATCACACAAACAATCACCATTTAATCTGCGCTCGGCTAAACCGCCACGCTTACACGGCTTACCAGTAAAGTAAGTCTGTAAACCTAGCAGCTTAGCTTGTTTGCGATTCCGTGGTTTGTTCATCCCTGACCTTTGGCGGTCTGCCCATCCGTGGGCGTTGCTCCGATTGTAGCGGTTTCGCCACATTTTCAAGCATTTCAATCCGCTTTTCAAGCTCAAGAATGGTTTGCTCCATTCGGGCTATTTTCTTTGCGTCAGCAATGTCGCCTTGTTTTAAGAAATACATCAGATTACCCATTTCGGTGGTTGGTTGATAGATTTACCCCATGAAGAACCCTCATCGAGTCCAATCGCAAGATAGCGGAAAGCATCAGAGCCGTGGCTTGACCAATCGTGCAAAGGTCGGTCGTAAAAGACTTTTCTCTTTTCGTCAAACTCTCGGCGGTAGTTTCTCAGGCAGTCAAGTCCTTGTTTCACAGCAGGGACATTGAACCAGCATCTCGGCAAAAGGCGGCGAACAGCCTGAATCCCATCATCTACACTCATTCTTGAGGCGATACGGACATTTAGCCCTGCTTCCTGAAGAACCTCTAAACGGCTCTTTCCAGACCCTAATTCCCTGACCTGCACATCATGGGGAAGGATATGCTCGGCACTCGCCCAATTGTTATCCCGCAACCAAGAAACATATTTATCCAGACCAACCCCGTTGTTTTCGTAGTAGTCAACTAATCGAATCTCTGAACCAGCTATTTGCGCCACCCAGATAGCCGTTGAGTCACCCATACCCAAATCCCATGCGGTAATCGTACGGCACAGGTCATCCCTTGGGATTTCCTGAATGTGATTCTTTGTCTCTAGGTCGTTCAGTATCTGTCCGTAATAAGACCCCTCTACGGCGGCGTTAAACGAACACTCAAACTCTTGGAGATACTTATCTTCTCCCATCTCGGACTTGGCAGCGTCTAATTCTGTCTGGGCAATCACGCCTGTTTGACTAGCCTTGAACTCCAGAAGTCCCCAACCATCCTCTGTTTCTGCCCTGTCTCTCAGGTCTTTGAAATGATTGTGTCCCTTCGGTGTTCCGATAAACAAACACCACCCCATGCGGTCAGACAAGGCGGGTCGGATAATATCTGTCCAGATTACGGGGTTTTGGTCGCCAATCTCGTCTAGGCAACACCCGTCAAAGTATTGACCTCGCAAGCTGTCTGGATTGTCTGAGCCGTAGAGTTGGATTCGCCTTCCCCAGAAGTCAATCCGTAGTTCAGCAATGTTTGGGGTTGCTCCGAGTGGGATTGTGTATTTGAGAAGATAATCCCAAGCAACCCGCTTGGCTTGTCCGTAGGTTGGGGCAATATAAGCATATCTAGGGTTTTCCTTTTCGTTCAGGATAGCCGATTTAATGATGTGGTTCAAAGCCGCAACAGTTTTACCAAAGCGTCTATGAGCCACAACGACCGAAAATCGCTGTTTTTCCAGTAATTCATGCACCTTTAACTGGTGTTCCCGAGGCGCATACGGGATGGTTATTGTGCCCATTGGACTTTAATCGCCCCACCTTCAGCGCCAGTAATCTCATGGGTTTGGGTTTCTTTCCACCTTGCCCGAGTCTTTAACCAAAAGATTGCCGCTGCGGTGTTCCCGTTCTTAGCCTGTTGGAATAGCGTTTGCCCAATGCTGGCGTTAGCGTCAATCCTGCCGTTGTCTAAGTCCTCTTTGTAGTGCTTAACCAAGGTGTCTGCGCTAATCCCTATCTTCATGGCTATATCTTCGTGCGGGATTCCAACTGCCGAGAGTGTTCGGCATAGCACTTTGTTGGCATCTGTGACCTTATGGGCTGGTCTCCCCATCTTTTTAGGCATTTTCTAACTCCGAAAATGTAATCAATTCGGCTTTTTTACCCGTGAAATCTTCCCAACGCTTGACGATTACATCGCAGTATTTGGGGTCTAATTCAATCAGTCTAGCATGGCGGTTTGTTTTCTCGCAAGCAATAAGTGTGCTGCCACTTCCACCAAAGAAATCAAGAACAATGCTTTGTGTGTTTGAGGAAATATAAATTTCATTCTCAAGCAATGCAACTGGCTTCATTGTTGGATGCAAGCCTTTTTCTCGACCATATTCCAAGCATCTTGAATAATTTACGCCTTTTATGCCATTGTTCCAGATTGCTGACTTTCTAAACAACAACAAATATTCAATGTCTGGCCTATGACTGTCACCAATTGGAATGGCATTGGGCTTTTTCCAAATTAACACATTGAACGATATTTTGTTGTCTCTTGCCCATACCAAATAATCTGGCAACAAATCTTTATTGCAAAAAATATAGGCGTTGAATTTGTTTGATTGAAACACTAATGGCAAAGTGTTTAAGAACTCTGCTGGCTCAAAATTAGCAATAAACTCTATTGAACTTGCTTGTTTTCTTAGACTTTTGCCTATTTCACCTTTGAACCCGCCCTGAGTTTCAATTGAATATGGTGGGTCTGTTAAAACTAAATCGGCCTTTTGGCCTTTCATTAGCTTGTCAATAGCGTCAATGCTTGTGGAGTCTCCGCACATCAGGCGGTGGTTACCAAGTTGGTAAATATCCCCCAATTTGGTCTTTGGTTCTTCAGGAACATCAGGAACGGCATCCTCATCGGTCAAGCCTTCCACCACTTCAGGCTCAAGCAGGGCGTTTAGCTCTTTTGGGTCAAATCCAAGGATTTCTAAAGCAAACCCGTCTGCCATCAGGTCGTTCAACTCAATCGTGAGCATTTCATTGTCCCACCCTGCGTTAAGCGCCAGGCGGTTGTCGGCAATGATGTAAGCCTTCTTTTGGGTTTCTGTCAGCCCGACCAACTCAATCGTTGGGACTTCTTCATGCCCTAACTTTCTGGCAGCGGCTAACCTTCCGTGGCCAGCAATAATGCCATTATCCCCATCGGTAAGGATTGGGTTAGTCCAGCCAAACTCTTTTATGCTTGCAGCTATCTGAGCAACTTGTTCGTCAGAATGTGTGCGTGAATTCCTTGCGTAAGGAATCAAATCTGTGACTTTGCGCCACACTAGTTTTCTATCCATTTACCAATTCCTCTCGGCTCGTTGGTTTAAAACTTTATTCTACCACTTAACTTTATCTGCCCAAAATGCTGCGCTCATCTTACCCTTGGCGATGTTGTCGGCGTGTCTAGCCTTGAAAGACTTTCTACGGGCTTTATCAGCCTCGCTTTCGCCTTTCTTTGGTGGGCTACCTGTCACGCCTTGCTGTCCAAATCGAATCAATCTAACAGTCTCACCTTCCTTCGCAAGAACCGCATGGCTCTTGGTTGGGTGATTAGGTGTTCTCTTGGGTTTGTTGTAACCAGAGAATGATTCGTTTCCTCGCTTCATGCTAGTTTCTCAACAGGGATAAAGACATTATCAGACCACACTCTCTCAGCGAAAAAGTAGCCCATTCGTTGAATCATTATAGCGATTTCGGCGTCATTCATGCCATTTTTGGCTAGTTTCTTCTGCTCAATAATGATAATCGGGCGGCTACGCATAATCGTATTTCTTGCCCCCCTGAGTGCGTTTTCCTCAAAGCCTTCCACATCCAACTGGATTAGGTCAGGACTTAGATTCAGGCTGTCAATGGTCATCATCGGGATACCCTCTTGGGTTTCCTCAATCTGGAGCGCACCAGCATTAGCCCCGCCATCTCCCTCAACCATCTTACAAAAACCCTCTTTGTCAGAGAGTCCAGCTTTGTAAATCTCTACATTCTCATTGCTGACATTTCGCTTAAAGCACTCAAAGTTAACATCGTCAGGCTCAAAAGTCACCACCTTGGAAAAAAGTTCGGCGTAAATCTTTGACCAAACCCCACAGTTTCCACCAGCGTGAATCACCAGACCTCGGTGCGGAACCCATTTAACCAAATCAGGGATAGCTTGCATCTCAACAGGAATCCACTTCCAAGCCTCAACATCAGACTTGGGCCACCACCAGCCATCACGATTTTCAATTAAATCTTCCATTCTTCTTGCCTTTCATAACCTCTAGTTGAACCCCAAAATTGGGTAGCGAAACAATGCCCATTTCCCTCATACCTGTAACCAGAAAAATGGTCTCTGGTGAAATAGTGGGAAGGGTAGATTGTCAGGGGATATTCGGTCTCGTGATAGACCTCAGTTATGTGCATCGGCCCTGTCTCAATCCATGCCCTATCTTTTAGGGTTTCTTTCTTTCTGAGGCGCTCAATACACTCACCAAAGAACGGATTTTCAGGAACAGACCCCATTACGCTGACATTTATTAGGCCAGGTCTACGGGTTTCCTGCTCCCAATGGGCAAAAGCATCAGGCTTTAGTAACCAATCTTCTAAAGGAGAAAGGCAGACAGAATCAGCGTCTAGCGTGATTCCACCTTCGTTATATAGGATTTCGTACCGCATCAAGTCAGCCACTCCGCAGAGTTCTCGGCTTTCTTGAATGTGCTTGGCATTGAACCACTTGTTCCCTCTGAGGGCATCGTTCCCCCAAATCTTGACCTCGTAGTCAGGATTGAGGGTTTTCCAAGTGTTTATGCAATGGTCTGGGCGCTTGGTTTCGTCACCAATCCAGACAAAGTGAAGTTTTTTAGAAATCACTTTTTGGCGGTTTTTGCAGCTTCTTTGAAGGCTTTAGCCGTGGGAGCGCCCTTTGTGCCAGGCTTTCTCATCCGTTCAGGTGTCTTACCTGCGGCTTTCTGTTTCTCAATACGCTCACGCTTCGCAGCGATGTTGGCATAGAGACCCTTCATTTTTTAGCCTTGTTCTTAGCTGTGCGCTGACCACGCATCGGCATCTTAGCCTCTGACATGGCGATGGCAATAGCTTGTTTTGGGTTGCTTACTTTCTGGCCTGAAGATGATTTCAGTTTGCCAGATTTGTATTCACCCATGACTTTGCCGATTTTCTTTTGAGATTTACTCATCATCATATTCAGCCTCTTTCATAACGGGAGCCTTTTCCCAAGCCTTGCAGACTCGTAGATTATGGCAAATGAACTCAAATTTATGGCAGTAACCACGACCACCACCATCAGCATCAAACTCGTCTTGAGGCACGACTTCCATCGCCTCTAAAGTGTCTGGTTGGTCATCGAAATACTCGCAGTTAGCGCACAGGCGGCGCTTTGCTTGGTCAGGGGAAATGCGCCATACATTCGCCAAACCACGCCAGAACTCTGAGTTTGGAGCGTCAACCTTGACAGGGCCGAGCATCTGTGTCTCAACCAATGTGTCACGGGTTTTTGCGTTTGATTCGGTAGTCAGACCTTCGATAACGGGCTTTTCTGCCTCGATTTCTTCAATCTCGATTTTAATTTCGGCAGCAGGGGCCAAGAGTCCAGCCATATAAGCCTTTCAGGGTTTTATCCCATTCTACAAAAAAAGAGGCAGTCCGTAAACCGCCTAAATGTTGGCAACTGCTCAGATTCCCAACACGGATAAGGACTGTAAAACCAGAATATTCGGCAAACATCCTCTGGTGAGATGCGTCAAAGTCACGATTCAACTCGTGTCTCTGCCTAATTCCCAATCCCCATGCGTGTTGGGGGTAGCGCCAACTACCCACCAACTGTTTCTACAACATAGTCGTTTCAACGCTTAAATTTTAACCTCATCAGGCCACAAATCAAGCTCTATCAATCTCTCAATCGTCTTTCTGTGGGCTTTTTCCCACATATCTATCCGTTCCTCTTTTGTGAGTTTTGAACCTTGGTCAAGGATAAAGTGGCATCGGATACACAAAGCCGCTGTGTACTCATCGCTTGCCTTCACGCCTCGGCCTTTACCATGTATCAGACGATTAGAGTGAGCCGCTTGGGTTGAGCCTTCTAGTCCGCAATGCTGACAGGCCAAAGACGCAACATTCTTTAAATGCTTCTTTGAACGGAAATATTTGAACTTAGGTATCATTTTTTAATCAACTTAGACCAAATAAAACCGCCAATTACTTTAGACGCAAATTGCATTGCAACGATTTCAGGCATCAGACCACCAAAAGCGATTGTCGGGAAAGTCAAAGAATCCACAGCAGCTCCAGCCAAGTTTGAGCCTGTTGTGCGTTTTTCCCAAGATTTTTCTTTTAGTTTTTGGTAAACAAAGGAATCAGCAACCATTGACAAAGTAAAAGCAACCACACTAGCAATTGCAATCTGACCAGACGCAGGATTTAACAAGTAGCTGACAGCGCCAGCAATCACAATCAATCCACCAATCTTTATTGGATTTCCATTCCATTTGTCGTGTAGTTTG